TTAAGGTAGAATCGAAAAAAGACCTTGCAAAACGTGATATTAAGTCGCCAAACATTGCCGATAGCTTCATAATGGCCTATGCACCAATTAACTCAGGGCTTAACATTAGACCCGATGCCCTAAAAGGATTATTTTAATGAAAATCAAAACCAAGCCACAAGAGTATGATGCAATTGAATTTAAAGATGATATTGAAGCATGTCATAATATTCAGGAGTTTTTAAAAGGGCACTCAGCAACACTGAACTGTAGTCCAGATAAAAAAGTATTATCAACTATTATTGGAAATACAGTGCTTGAGGACGGCGACATTATTTACAAAGGATCAGACCTATTCGTTAGTGTAATTAAGAAAGGCAAACTCTTTGATAAATATTTCGAGGTAATTTCCTAATGACCAAAAAGAAAACCCTACGCCAACGCGAGATCGAGGCGTTAGAACGTCAAACGCAAATCCTAGAAGGGCAATACGCGCTTACTCAACGTATGCAAAAGCAAAGCCTACCTAAGCAATATACGGCGCACCAACCGATTGCAGGGGTGCTACCACAAGGCGTTAAAACCGCACCTGTTGCAATGGACTCATGCAACGGTATTTCACCGTATGCAAATACCGATCCAATGTTTTATGGTGGATTTATTGGTTACCCTACGCTAACCATGATGGCCCAAAGTGCTGATTATCGAAACGTGCCTGATACCAATGCACTAGAGATGACACGCGAATGGGGCAAGATTGTTGTCAAAGGGGACGGTGAGGAAGATAGTTCGGATAAGATACAAAAGCTCACAGAAGAATTTGAACGCCTTGATGTGCGAAATATCATGCGTAAACATATCGAGAACGAAGGTCTTTTCGGTATGTCGCATTTGTTCATTAAGATTAAAGGACAGGATGATAAGACGGATTTGCCATTGATCTATGAGAACGTGCCTAAAGGCGGACTGGAAGGTCTAATTCTGATTGAGCCTATTCACAGCTCCCCTGCTGCGTTTAATGCGTCCAACCCATTAGAGTTTGACTTCTACAAGGTGAATAACTGGTTTGTACAAGGTGTGAACATTCATCAAGATCGGTTATTAACCCTTGTGACTCGACCAGTGCCCGACCTGTTAAAGCCTGCGTACAACTTTGGCGGCTTGTCTTGGTTACAGATCATGAAGCCATACGTTGAGCGATTCCAGCGTGATACAGATTCAATCAGTGATCTTATTTCCAAGTTCAGCTTGACTGCCCTCAAGACCAACATGGAAACCATCTTGCAAGGTGGTGAAGAAGGTGCAAGCCAATTGATGCTACGCGCTCAAATGATGGGGCAATTCCGTGACAACTTGAACATGTTGCTTATGGATATGGCAGGCGAGGATTTAGTCCAGATCAACACCCCAATGACTGGTCTTGTTGATCTATGGGCTAAGTCTCAAGAACTCATGGCAATGCCTTCTCATACACCATTAGTTAAATTGACAGGCATCACACCGTCGGGATTGAATGCGTCTAGTGATGGTGAAATCCGTGTATATAACGATTGGATTAGTGGATTGCAAAACGCTTTCATTCTTCCGCAGATTATGAAAATTCTACGCATTGCTCAAATGTCTCTATTTGGCGAGATTGACAATAATATTTCGTTTGAGTTCGACTCACTCAAGCAGATGGATGACAGTGAACTGGCTGACCTTAATCTTAAAAAAGCACAGACCGCAGGCGCATTGATTGAAGCAGGCGTATTATCTCAAGAAGATGAACGCTCACGATTAAGTAATGACCAAGACTCAGGCTATGGATTCATTGACCCTGATAAAGTTCCTGAACAGATGGATTTTGACTTGACGGATGAGGCAGTAGAGTAGTAGTATTGTGTTATTGGTTGAATCTGTGGGCGACACAGTGGGTTGCAGGTTGGTATAGTGTTAAACCCCCTATTCATAAAGAATATCTGTAAAGCAACTATTCGCACGTTGCCAATCAATATTTACCCCTCGGCTATTACAGACGTTCGGTAATGACCGCCAAGAAAGTTTGGCAATTTTAGAGAGTGAATACGGTTAATTTAATTAGTTGCAAATGATTATTTTAAACGCATGAAGGTTTAATTCAGTCGGTAGAAGCCCTATTGAGGGAGGTCATAGGTTCGAGTCCTATAGCTGGCAATGGCGTTCACTCTACTAAAGTTGAGTAAATTCCCTGATACATGGAGACCTAGTAAAAGTCTAGCCCTCGGACTAAACAAGTAACTAGGCAAAGAAATTAATGTATTTAGCACAACTGTTTTGGTAAAACGCAGTCATAACATGTAACCGCCCATGTGTGCGAAAGGCGGTAGTTTTAGAGAGTGAATTAATCTGCTACAGTAGTGCGCACAGATATGGATTTGCTACCCCTAGTTCACTCTACTAAAGCTAAAACCAAGCCCTGCCCCGTGCAGGGTTTTTATTAGGAGAGGGGGAAATGAAACCATACGCGCAAGGATTTTTAATGCTGTTGGTGTCTTGCGGAGTTTTTGCATACACTAATAATTTCATTGTTTATGCGATAGCCTTAGTTTCAATTGTATTGCTTGTATTCTTGGCTATTTGTGATGCGGAGATAGAGATTTTAAACGATGACCTTAGAAGAAATTAGAAAGAATGCTCCATCAAAAGCAACCCACTACTACAAGAGATTCGGTAGTGTTTTGTATGTCAGACATTTATTTCACAATCAATATGAAGTTTACTACCTTGAAGATGTAATCATCAGAAAGTTCAAATTGTCTGAACGCCTTTTATTCAAGCCCCTCTAATCGGGGCTTTTTTAATGCTACAATATTTTTATTTATTCCAAGTCTAACCATGAAAAGAAAAAAGCCCACCACCCTTCCCGCGATTCATCCGAACCTAGGCATTGAACGATGGTATAAACGTCAACTTATGCAGATCATCAATGAGATCCAAGCCGAGGTTAAGTCAGACATTCAAAGCAACTATAAAGCACAAGCTAACACTGTTGCTATGGATGGATTTAGTGATTGGCTAGGTCACTCTATTGATTACTTGATGAGTAAGTGGAACAACAAGCTCAATGCGCTGTCAGATCAAGTGGCAGAGCTGTTTGTCACCAAGTCGGTACATAACTACGATAACCAGCTCAAGAAGCATCTACGCAAGGCAGGGTTCACTGTAAGGCTGCAAATGTCACCTTATACGGAAGAAATGCTTAAAGCTGCAATGGGTGAAAATGTCGGACTGATTAAATCTATCGGTGTGCAGTATTTAGGTAAAGTTGAACAGGCTGTATGGGCGAGTGTTAAGGGTGGGTTTGACCTAGGCACACTGTCACAGGAGTTACAACACGCTTATGGGGTTACAAAGAATAGAGCTGACCTGATTGCGCGTGATCAAGGTGCTAAGGCTAATGCTGTCATTGAACAGGCAAGACGTAAAGAGCTAGGCATCACAAAGGCAATATGGAAGAAAAGCACAGGTGGTAAAACTCATCGAGAGGATCACGCAAAGGCAGATGGAACGGTATTTGAAGTGGATAAAGGGTGTTTGATAAGCGGAGAATATTTGCAGGCTGGACAAGCGATTTCGTGCAAGTGTTACAGCCTATCTATTATTGATGGCATTATAGGTTGACAGTAGCAATACAATAGTATTAATATTGGGGTACTTTATAGGAGTGTTGAGATGGAAAATCAAATAAAAGATATTAAATTATTACTTGAAGATGAATCTAAGGCCAGAACTGATGATTTTAAATCAAAATTAGCTGAGGTTGGATTTGTAGATAGCAGTCAATACTACAAGTTAGCTGTTGAGGCTTTTGAGGAAAACGAAAAATCATTCAATAAGGCGATTTTGGATCTACTTGACATGATCGAATCGGAGATTGAGAAATGAAAACTGAAAGAGAGTTGTTTGTTAAAAAATACAGAGAAGTTTTTAAGGTTGATAAGTCGCTATTTGTGAACGATAACGGGGAATTTATAGATGAATTTTGTCAGTCTGTTTATGAGATTTGGCAAGACTCATCGTGCAGATCATGAAAAGGCAGATGGAACGGTATTTGAAGTGGATAAAGGGTGTTTGATAAGCGGAGAGTATTTACAGGCTGGACAAGCGATTTCGTGCAAGTGTTATTCATTAAGTATTATAGATGGAATAGTTTAATAATAAATTGATTAACTTTCACGATAATAGTAAAATGTAAGTGTCTAATCTCCACTTATTTATTAAAGGAAAGTTAATCATGGCTGTTAATAGTCTAGCAAAAAACATAGTTGGTCAAGAGTTTGGCTACTGGAAAGTTTTGAAAAAAGTTGAAACATCAAAGCACGGGCATAGAATGTATTTATGCCAGTGTATTTGTGGAAAACAAAAAACCTTACGTGGTTCAATGCTGTTACAAGGGACATCCATAAGCTGTCGATGTCAAACAAGTAAGCTAAAAAATATAACTCATGATATGACTAATACGCGCACATACAGTACATGGTCTTCAATGCGGTCTAGATGTAGCAATCCAAAATATGCACATTACGATAGATATGGAGCTATTGGAATTAAGGTTTGTGATGATTGGAATAACTCATTTGAAGCATTTTTTGCCGATATGGGTGAAAGACCAAAAGGAATGACTATTGATCGTATTGATAATTCTAAGGGCTACTACAAAGAAAATTGCAGATGGGCTACACCAAAAGAGCAGACGCTCAATAGATACCCTACAGTTTGGCTTGAGTATGACGGTGAAACTCTTTGTCTTGCAGATATGGCTAGAAAGTACGGATTAACCACAACAATGATAAGGACAAGGCTAGAGAAAGGGATGACGCTAGAGCAAGCGATAGAAATACCACGTCAAAAGGTTATGTATGAAGTAACTGCAAACAATGAAACACTTGGAATGGTAGAATTTTGCGGAAAATACAGATTGGCAACATCATCAATAAGTCGAAAAAAGAAACAAGGATTCAGCATAAAAGATGCTATGAAATATTACTTGGAACAAAAGGGTTTCTTCTTTGATTTTGAGATTGTAGAGAAACCTTACAGGTTTAAGAAATAAGCAATTAAGACACTATGCTGTTAGTGATTGACAGTAGCAATACAATAGTATTAATATTGTGGTACTTTATAGGAGTGTTGAGATGAGAAATAGAGAAGCGTTTGAGAGGTTGCCAGAGATTCGTAAAATAATGAATGAAAACGGTATTCATTTTATGAATCACAGCGGCTGGTATGAATCTAGGGACTTCAAAGATTTTGAGTATGAGCAATATATTAATGGCGCATGGTACGCATTCCAAGAACAGCAGAAAAAGATTGCACGGTTGCAGAGTGCTTTGGATGAGTTAAAAACAACATGCGAAAGACATAACGATCCGATGTGGCGCGGATTTGCTAACGATTACGATAAAGGTTTTAGTGATTGTGCAGCTTCTTTGTTAGATGGAATCAACCGCATTACAGGAACAAAAGAATGACCCCCACACAAATAAAATCCCAAGCCCCACAAGGCGCGACACACTACGACATCGAAGGCGGTAAAGCTGTTTACTACAAAGTGAATAATTTAGGCTATACGATGCGTTGCGAGGGCAGGACATGGTATGTCGCGTATGGGGCATTGATTCAAAACTACAAACCGCTTTAATGCGGTTTTTTAATTCGCGTCATGTTAATATTGTTTTTATTTTAAAGAGCAACTTAGATGACTGATATTGTACCAGTTCCGAATTGGGGTGGAGTTCGACAACTAGAAACGAACGAGTACGCTACAGGTGGATTAAATGGGAACATGAATGAGCAGGCTAAATCACTAGCTGGTCAAAATATGTATTCTCGACTCTATGCCGGACTTCCTTTCGATCCTGCATTTACTGCACAGGTTGGGGGGTTTCCGATTGGTGGAAAGGCTGCTTTAGCGAATGGCAACATTGTTCGATCAACCATTCCAAATAACACGAATGATCCAAATGCGGATCTGACGGGGTGGGCGAAAGAAACCCCGATCAATAACGCGCAGTTTCATGGATGCAAACCTGATGGCACTGATATTTCAACAGCATTTGTGGGCTATGCAAATAGCTTACCAGATGGTGCAACTTTATTCTTACCTAAAGCTGATAATGCTTATTTTTGGGATGCTTCAAGCCTTAAAGGCTCAATCACAAAAAATATTAGCATAAAAAGTGATGGGGCAATTATTCGAGTCAAAGGTCTTAGTGGGTACACTCCGTTTTTATCAATGGATAACCCAAATGTAACAGTCCATGCTGCAACAGATGTTTTTAACAGCTTAAATAAAGGTGATACTGTTTTAAATGTAAAAGGCGCACCATTGTCAAATCCTGCTAACTATTTTGCTGTACTAACATCGACAGAGCTTGCAATTCATCGCCCACTGTATGCCGAAGACTATACAAAAAATATCACAGTCGATATTGTCGATGGTATTTATACTATGCGCGATCCGCTACCGTTTGGTTTTGATGATCTAAGTAAAGTTACAGTTAGATTCGTCAAGAAGCAGCTTCCGTTCGAGATTAGCGGATTTCGGGTCATTCCGACTGATGACCATCCCAATCTAACTTACTATATTCAGATGAGTTACAAATATCGTGGAACAGATAATATTGTAGTTGATGCGTCTGGTCGTCAAAGTGACGGTGTTTTAATTCACCACAACCGATGTGTCGGCTGTATTTCGAATTCAACATTAATTGGTGCAAATAAGCCGAACACTGATTCGTATGCGTTTTCTCAAAGCGTTTCATCGTACTTGAAATATAAAAATGCAACTTACCAAGACAGTGACTACCCTACAAAAAGCGCGAAGGGTATTAGTGGTCGAAATGGGTTTATGAACTCTTGGGATAACTGCCATGTATCTGGAGTTGATGACCATTGGGGTTACGGCGGGCATGTTGCAAATATGCACATGAACAAAGGTGTTTCTTGGGCGGGTGGATCATTAAAAGTTGAAAACTGTACATCTACTGAAGGACTGGTAACTCTTAGAACAGATACCCCATACGCAGATGGAACACTTGAAATATTAAATTGCGATAGTCGCGGTTCTATTTTAACAGCAATGGGATTGATGATTGAAGCGCAAACAGCTAATGATTTTGCACCACACAAAGTATGGGATGTGGTTAAAATTGACGGTATTTTTTATTCTGACCGTAGAAAGCTTCCCGTGATTTTGATGCGTGAGCCGCATGTAAATCAAACCGATGTTTTTAGAAATACAACATTTCACTTAAAAGCCACATATATTGAAAACCCAGCAACATCTCAGCCACTTTTTGAAATTTTTCGACAAAAAGATGGGGCGATGGTGGATGTTGAACCCTTTGATGGCACATTAGCAACAAAGAAACTATTTGGTACAATGCTGTTTGATATAACACATATTGTCAATGACGATGTTTCTGTAGTATCTCGCAAACACTTAATTGTTGGAGCTGTGGCAGATGAATATATTATCAACTCTGACACATCATTTAGCTTTGCAAATATACGTGCAAATAATGTAACCATCAACAACGCAAAACTAAAAGATACAAAGACGGGAACACATACAATTGGATGCAATAAGTTGTATTTAAATAACTATAAGTTCGAAGGTGGTTATATTTATGTATCCCCTTCCGCCTTATCTCAGTATCCGACAATGCAAATAGAGTTGCTAAATCCACATGCACAAAATCAAAATATTATTTCCCCGATGTTTGGTAGTAAGATTAAATCAAGTCGCGGTGGTGTATTCGAGCAGGGTTGGAAAACTACAAATGGTTGGGATTTAACAAACTATGATCGTGATTTCTGCGCAACATATACTTTTGCAAGCGACATAACAATACCCGCAAACTCATCAAGCTCGGAGCTTTCTGTTGGCTTTGGTAATGCTAACTATGATAGTTTTGTTCAGCCACTTCTTGTTTTTGGTGACGGTAGTGTTGTTGTAGATATGATTAGAAAACGGTCAAGCGGTGTTGAGTGGAATCAATACTTCAAATTAAGAAATACTTCTGCAAGCCCGGTCACGATCACAAGCGGCACTGTAGTCAGATTTAAAGTAATCTAAATTACACCAAGCCACCTTTCGAGGTGGTTTTTTATTACCTCCTCTATGTTATTATCAATTTTATTTATAAGTGTTTAAAGGCATGAATAAAAACACAGTCGCATTCGACAAAGCATCTGCACGAAGCTATGATGCAAACGGTCACTTAATCGTTGATAGTACAGTAATTACTAAGGCTTCGGTCAATCCATATTACGGAAAAGAGATTCCAGACTATGAATCTTTAGGTCTTGATGCTGAAAAGATTTATAACATGCTTCGTGACCCTGCTGAACTTGAAAAAGGGATGCACACGCTGGGCGAGAAACAACTTCTAATCAAACACATCTTTGTGTCTGCGGATGAGCCACAAAAGGAATCCATTGCAGGAACGATTGGCTCAAATTTGGAAATGGTCGGGGATGATGTAAAAGGCTCGTTGACAGTATGGGATAAGGAAGCAATTAACCTGATTGAATCGGGAAAACTTGCTGAATTATCCGCATCGTATTTCTATGATCCTGTTATGAAAAGTGGCACTTTCAATGGGCAAGCATATGATGGTATTATGACGAATATTCGCGGTAATCATGTCGCATTAGTCGAACGTGGTCGAATTGGGCGTGATGCGCTTGTAGCTGATGCTCTACCAAAACTTATGGAGTTAAACATGAAA